AATATATCCCATTTTATTAAGTTTAAATTTGTAAATCCGTATAGGTGCTAACAACACCTATACCCCATACGCTATGCTTTACGGTGCATAGCCAAACCGTTATAAAACATTATGTTTAAAATAGACCTAAATAACTTACATCCTACATTGAGGTGGGTTTTATTCTCAGTCTTTACTCTATCTCTTTTTGAGTTTTTAGCAATTTACTTTCTTAGTGGTTCTTTTTATAAATCAAATCCAATTTATATTTCAACTATTCTAGCTGTCTGCTGTGCTATTCTAAAGCAATTTTTCACTAATATTTTTGTTATGTTTTTCAGTCTCCATAAAAAAGACTCTGAACCAGACGTCAATACTAATTACTCAGTAACATTACTTGTTAATGTGTTTCTTGCGGGCGTTTTTCTATTTTCTTTTTACAAGTTTAAGATCAGCCTTATGAACTTCGTAACCATTTCGGTTTCGTTCAGTTTTGCTATTGCAGCCTTCTCCTTCATTAGATTCATTGTAAAATATAAAAGACAACACAATGCTGAAAGTAATAAGTAGTGATACAAAAATCACTATAACCATTTCAATTAAATCATCAATTCTCATTTTAAAACGTTTTATAACACATAAGTAATTGCAAAACTTTTGTGCGTTATTTAACTTCATTACTTTTAATCCATTGTTCCTTCACTTTCACATCAGACTAACGTCTGACGCTAAAAGTTCGGACAATTACTTTAACCGTTATAATTAATACCCTCTTTTTTTACAAGAGCCACAAGTTTCAACTTTCTCCTTATTATAGTCTTGAATGGTTTGGCAAAAAGGACAGGTGGTACTAATTATAACATCATCTAAAACACTATTATTAACTTTACTTTGGTGGTATCTATTTAATAAATCACAAAGCTGTGAGTAAGTTATTAAGTATCCCTCAATAGGGGATTTCATATTTAAATCTTCACCTTCAATAAATTTACTAGCGTCGTTATCCATAGTATTCATATCTTTAAATCGTTAATAACATTGTTTAGTTGTATCGTTATAAATGCAATAGTAAAAAATAATAACAAAACAAAGAAATACTAAACCTTATTTAGAATCATTCTAAATAACACATTTTTTTTTATTATATTTATGTAATGAAGAAGTTTATAATAAAACCATCTTTTTTAGGTAAGAAAATAACTGGTAAAGTAGGTGTTATACCACTTACTGAGAAAACTAGCCAAAAAGACCTAAAAAAACTTTATAATGCAGGGTTTACTAACGTTGTTGAAGTAGAAGAAAAAGAAGATGAGCCAAAAGAAGATAAATAAAATTAAGGCTAGTAGTATTCATAATACTCAACCTAAAAAAGATACTATTTCTACTACTATTATTAGAGAAGAAGATGACCCCGATAAGGATATTGGGTATAAATGGATTCCATACTTTAGAGACTCTGATAATGTTTATGTTAATGACTTAGCTAAAAGGGCTAGAAGATCATCAACCCATAACAGTATCATAAATCAAAAGCAAACATTTGCAATGGGTANAGCATTTACCTNTAAAGTAGATGGTGAAGAGGTTTCTTTTGAAGAGTTGCCAGATGATTTTAAAGAGTGGTGCGGTGAAGTAAACAGTGAAGGAGAAGATTTAAGAGATGTATTTTCTCAATGGATGAACTCTTATATTATTACTGGTAATTGCTACCCACACATTAAAAAGAGTGGTGACTTTACAGCTTTATTTAGTGAAGATGCTACGACTGTTAGAAAGTCTAAGGATAAAAAAACCGCTTACTTATCTAACTTTTGGCGTGATATAGGAATGGGTACTACTACAACTTATGATTATCCTATTGATACTTTAAGCTTTTGGGACGGTACAGAAAGAAAAGAGTATTTAATACATATATGCAGAAAGTTTTTAGAATTTAACTATTATGGTTTACCTGACTATGTAGGAGCTTTAAACTGGATTGATATTGAATACAAGATGCCTAAGTATAACATGGATAAGTTTGATAATGGCTTCTTTCCATCAGCATTAATTCAAACATTTGGAGAGCTTCCAGACGGTTTAACAGCACAACAATACGTTCAATTATACATAGATAAATTTACTGGCGAAGGTAATAACAGTAAAATTGTTGTAGAGGCTTTAGATAGTCCTGAGCAAGCTGCTAATATCCATGAATTTGATAGAGAAAAGGACGGAGAGTTTACAATGTTATCTCAATTAGCTATTGATGCTATAGTAACTGCTCATAGAATTACTCCAAGCTTAGCAGGGTTAGAAACTGCTGGTAAATTAGGGAGTAACCAACAATTACAGAATGAGTATGAGAAGTTTATGAACAGCGTTATTATTCCTGACTTTCAAGAGCCTTTATTAAGAGTACTTAATAGGGTTATTAAAAGAGATACTAAATGGAAAAATATTAAAGTAGGTATATTAAATGTATCTCCAGTAGGAAATGCTGAAAGAATAGACATTAATGCTATCACAACTATTAACGAGGGAAGAGAAATTTCAGGGTTAGAGCCTTTTGAAGATGGAGATCTTAGGGGTGATTTATTCATAAATAGTAATTCTGTGGAGAATATAGATATTAATAAAGAAAAAGAAGGAGAAGAGTAATGGCGTTTAGCACTGAAATAATGACAGATGTAGAAGTTAAAGACTTAGCTATTCATGATAATAATTTTGATGAGGCTTACTTTACTAACTATATATTAACATCACAAAGAAAGTACGTAAGATCAACATTAGGAAAAGATTACTACAATGAAATATTAGACCAAATAGAGAATGCAACTTTAACGGCTGATAACACTATTATAGTAGATAGTTTTTTAAAGCCTATGTTAGCTCATTTTGTAGTTTATGAGTGTTACTCTAGGGTACATACTCAAACGTCTAACCAAGGCACTATGAACAACTATACTGAGTATAGTAATCAAAGTAATAGTTTTGATTATTCACAGTCTAGGGATTTCTATATTAATAAGGGTGATACATGGAGAAAAGACATGGTTACTTATATCGAAGAAGCTAAAGATGACGATTCTACTAAATACCCTTTATTTGATACTTGTGAAGGTCAACCTCAATTAAATAAGAAAGGGATTCAATTCTATTAAGATATGCCAATATTACATAAAAATATAAATAACCCAGCTGATATACACCCTCCTAAATGGTTTGATTCTGCTAATAATGGTGATTACGCTTGGAGAAATGAATTAGGAGTTTTAGAAAGTACTGATGAATTAGTTTTACCAGCGGCTTTAGACTTTGTAGATGCAAGTGTAGCACCACCAACAAGTAATACAGGTGATATATATGTTTTATCAACTGGTGGAAGTGTTAATGCTGGTTGGGGTTCTGTAGATCTTAAAGACTGGGTTAGATATGATGGTTCTGCATGGAATGAGATTACGCCTCAAAAATCTACTTTATGCTATAATGAAGCTAATGATGAATTGAATTCATTTGATGGCACTGATTGGAATATATTAGGAGGGGGCGATTCTATTTACACATCTTCTGGAACTGCTTTTTTAGATGTAGAAATAGAAATAAATAATAGTTTATCTTTTACAGACGAAACTAATAAGCTTTGGGATTGGAGGGATAACGGGGATTTATACATTAATCAAGCGACTGTGTTTTACACAAATAACAACAATTTAAATTTTGAAGGTGGTGGGTTAACCAAAATAAGCAACGGTTTAAGATATGTTGGTGTTTCAAGCTGGAATGTTCATACTTATTTTGATATAAATAACGGTTCTAATTCTGCGCAATTTTTAATGGCTAATGCTTCAACAGCCTATAATCAAGATGAATTTAGCTTAGGAGTTGCAGGATTTCAAGCGTTTAGAGTTCAGGGCAATACTATTGCGTTAGGTGGGGGATTTGGAAAAACCAGTTTCAATAGTTCTTACGGAGTTAATATTGGAACTAGTGGTCTTTATTCTAAAGGTGATATAGTAGCCGCAGATGGCACTAACGAAATGTCATTTGATTTCGCAAATTACCCTAAATTAAAACTAACTACATCGTCTAATGAATGGTGGATTATTGAGGGAGACGGAACGGGTTCAACTTTTGCAGCGGGTAATCTTTATTTTTACGATGCTACTAATGGTAACAGAATACTAGAATTTAAAGCGGGTGGAGCTATGAATATACGAAACGGTTTAGAGGTTAATGGTACGGCAGGTTTCACAGGAACGGGAGCTTATACAAATTTTACAATTCAAAACGGAATANTAACAGCAGCAAGCTAATAAATAAATAAAATGATAAAAGTAGTAACAACAGAAGAAATAACACTAACTCAAATACAGTCTAATGGGTTTGGTGATACTATAGAAAATGAATTACCAATAGGAACAGAGGTGACTATTTACTTACAAGACCCAGATGCTAAAGGTAAAGATGTAAATTTATCTTGGAATATACCATTATTTATGTGGGTTGGTGATTACACACAAAAAGATACAAAACCATCTATAGTATTAAAAGAAATATCAAGTAAGTACAAAGTGACTATATTTAATGAAAATGGTAGTGATAAATACCCTTTTACTAGGTCTGATAAAGATTATGTTTATGGAATGATTGACGACCAAAACAGATTATTAGTTAGCTTTTTATATGCTAATGGTATTTTCCCAGAAGGAAGCTTAGAAATAGTAGGTATATAATGTATATTTTTAATTTTTTACGTAATATTTAATATATTTACAACATGGATAAAACACAAGCACTACAGTTTATTTATGAGTTAGCAAAGACTGCTGATTTACCTAAAGGGATTAATATTAATGACTCTATTTCTTATATTAATCAAATAGAAAAAGCTAAAGAAATTTTAACCTCTTGTATAGCTGATAAGCCTAAAGAAGATATTGAATAATTGTAATGAGTTCAGGTGAAATCATAACTACTTTTATAGGCATTACTGGTTTAGTGATGCCTGTTGTACTTTTCATATCACAAAACAGTATGAAAGCCTCTCAAAGTAATATAGCTAATCAATTGTCAGCATTAAAAGAACAGGGACAAACTAGAGGCGACCATTTAGAGTCTAGGATAACAGATGTTAAAATGTATGTAGGTGAAGTTATAGAAGGGGTTAATAAGGCTTTTGATGATCTTAAAAACGATGTAGGGCAAAGGCAAATAATAGAAGAAGGTTTGAAACGTCAAATATTAGATGAAATCCACGCTTTAACTGTTAAATTTGAGGTTATTAAAAAAGATGTTAATATAGTTCAAACCCTTTACGACAAAAGAATAGAGCACGAAGGGGAAATGAGGGAGTCTATTGATGAAATTAAATACGAATTGAGCAATATAAAACAAAAGTTAAGAAACTCAGAAAACGATAACAAGAAAATTAAGCGTATCTTAAAAGATAATGGAATTAGAGAAGATAACAACTAATGGAATTAACATTAATTAGAGATACATACACAAGTAAAAGCACAATAGGAAGGCTTTTCATAGATGGGGTTGAGTTTTGCTATACTTTAGAAGATGTAGTTAGACCAAGAGGCGTTAAGGTTTATGGTGAGACTGCAATACCAGAGGGAGTTTACAGTATGACTATGAGTTATTCTAACCGATTTAAAGAGGTTATGCCGTTACTTTATAATAAGCCAGACTTATCAGTACAAGACGGTAAAGGCGTTAGATTTGATGGTATTAGAATACACTCAGGAAACACAGCTGAACATACTCATGGCTGCCCGTTGTTAGGAGCTACTAAAAGCAATGATTTTGTAGGTAACTCTAAAAAGACCTATAAAGAATTTTTAAAGTTGTTAGGTGATTTTGATATAATTAAATTAACAGTAAAAAATAAATATTAAATAAAATGAAAAAGATTATAGGAATAGCTACTAAGTGGATTATGAAGCCTAGTAACACTGAAAAAGTAGTAAACGGTATTGAAGCCGTAGGAAAGAATAAGTTAAATAAAAAGAAGGTTACTTTAGTAGTAATTGCTATCTTAGCGTTATTAGCTTTAACTGGAGTTATTAGTGAAGAAACTTTTATTAAGTTATTTCAATTAGTTAATTAAGAATTTCTAAGCCCTTTCTGGGCGGTTTTTTTGTTTTAGTTTGTTTGTACCTCGGGGCTTGTTACCTCGGGGTTTTTTTATGCTCTAAAAATAAATATTAAA